AATAAGAATATATTAAATATTTTATCTAACGATAAAATATTCGTACCACTCATTCAAAAATGGAACGAATTACCTGACACTATTTCTAAAATATCTACAATGAAAAAAGATACTCAACGATACAAAATGTTATCACAAAGAATTAACGAGTATGGAGCGGATAAAGTTTTGGAAGCAATAGAAAAAATAAAACAAAGTTCGTTTTTGTTAGGTCAAAACAAATCGGGTTGGACTATAACTTTTGAATGGTTCGTAAGGCCTAATAATTTTGTGAAAGTGCTAGAGGGAAATTACATTGACAAGAAAATCAATAAAGGCAATTTTGCAAAAGGCAAATATATAGAGCAACAAGATATACTAACCGAAGAAGAAAAAGCCGAACTATTAAAAAATAATTCTAATAGTATTAATGATTTATTTAATAATTATTAAAACTTAAAAAAATAGCTTAAATTTTAATTAGGATATGTAAGATATGTTATTATATTAAAAACATATTCTAATTAAAAATAGCTAGTAAATTTTACGATTAAAAGGGGGTTACAATGTATAGGTATAACTTAGAAATAAATATAAGACCGATACCAAAACAAAGACCACGTTTAAGCAAGTTTGCTGTTTATACACCGAAAAAGACAGCAGATTATGAAAATCTAATAGCTTATGAGTGGAAAAGACGTTATAAAGACTTGATTTTAAAAGGTGCTGTAAAGCTAGATTTGTTATTTTGTTTTAAAAAAGCAAAAAGTTGTAAAAAAGATTATCACACTCAACGACCAGACATTGACAATTTAGAAAAAGCAATACTAGACGGACTTAATAAAACGGCTTTTGTAGATGATTGTCAAGTGGTTGAAATGAAATCACAAAAGGTATTTTCTGATGTCGATAAAATCGTGATAACAGTTACAGAATTGGAATAGGTGGCGAGTATGACTAACGAAGATTACAAAAAATTTTATGAGTACATCAAGCATTTATTGGGAAATGCGAATTTAGAGGAAAACATTGTAAGAAGAAAAATAGAAGAAATGGAAAAGGGGATAGAAAATGAAGATTAAAGCAGATTTTGACGTAAATTTTTATTTAGATAGTGATTTACTAAAAAGCGAAATGAAAAGACCTTTAAAATGTTTCAAGCAAGATAATAACTATATTGTAAATGTAAAAACAACACTTTATTTTACACAATGTAGTTACTATGAAACCTATTTTTTAAATGAAGTAATACAAAGCATAAACGTTGAATTTAAAGGTATTATTACTGAAAATGGAATAAAAAATTTTATTTATTGTTCAATAGACGATATGCCATTAAGTTTTGATAGCTTAAAAGATTTTAAAATCAATAGCATAAAAACAAAAGGGAGAGCAAAAGTTATAACTAGCACACAGTATGATTTTGAAAAAGATACAGAACTTTTGAAAGATTTAAAAAGTATTGCACTTGATGAGTGTAGTTTAAATTTTGAAGTTGAAACAATAAGCGAGGTAGTTTATGAATAGACAAGAAATAATAGAGCAATTAAAACTAATTCAAGCAGGATTAACACAAGATGATAACAACAAGTCAAAAAACAGAATTGACGCAGTTATTGAAAACTTAAAACAACCTGCAACATTAACTGACTTTTTAGGTTGGGAAGAAAATGCTATTTATACAGACGGAAATATTTATTATAAAGTCAAAGACGGAATTTTATATTTTAAAATAAAAAAAGTTTGGAATTTATCAGGATATAATGATTATTTTAATATTTGTTATAAATTTAGGCAGTTAGAAAAAGTTGACGTTGTGGAGGTGTAAGGGTAATGGCAGTAGATGGATCTATGTTGAATGAATATGTTGGGAAGAAAATAAAAATAATTCTTGTAAATGAACAAGGCACTTTAAAAGGCATACTTACAAAAGATGGTAAAAAATTCTTTTTAGAAAATAAAAAAATTACTATATCAAAAATTGCAGCGATAAAGGAGGAGTAAAACAATGAATAATTTAAAATTTAGGGCTTGGGATAAAGCTAATAAAGAGATGTTAAAAATTGATGTTATAGATTTTTTCTTAAAAGGAATTAGAGTGTTAGAACATAAGGACAATTCTTTTTTTATGAAATTTTCAGATGTTGAAATAATGCAGTCAACAGGACTGTTTGATAAAAACGGAGTAGAAATTTTTGAAGGAGATATAGTAAGAAACACACATACAGGTTCTGTTGGTAGAGTTCATTGGTGTGTACACAATACAGGATTTTTTTACTATGTTGAAAAAGATAAAAAAAATTATACAGTTTTTAGAGCGAAATATAATCTTGAAGTAATAGGCAACACATACGAAAATAAGGAGTTAATACAAAATGAAATATAAATGCGATTACACTTTACAAAAAGGACACGATACAGACAGTGGTTATGATTTAAAAACTACTAGACCATTTAAGCTACTACCTCAACAAGTAAAATTAATACCAACTAGCTTGTTTTTAGAGCTAGACAAAAACATTGAAGCACAAGTCAGACCTAAGTCAAGCATTAGTGCAAAAGGTATTTTAGTTCACTTTGGAACTGTTGACAGTGATTATAGAGGAGAGGTACAAGTCGTAATGCAAAACCTTAACGATTATGGGGTTGAATTTGAAAGAGGACAGAAGATAGCTCAAATAGTTTTTAGTAAAAAGACAGATGTTGAGTTAGAACAAACAGAGGATATAGAAAACAATACACAACGTGGTAGTGGTGGTTTTGGTAGTACAGGAGCATTTTAGTTATGAGTAATCCATATAAGAATTTAGCATCAACTATTGTACTACAAGCGATAGATGATACGATAAGAGCAATACAAGGAAGAAATCCAATAGGTTATTCCTTTAATGGCAGAAATCACGAAGATATAATTCAAGAGAATTATAAGTTTTTTAGATCAACTTGGTTTGCTTGCTTAACTGATATTGATGGTAAAAAACTTGTAGAAACTTTTGAAAGTAAGAGGGAGTTTATAAAGCAAAATAAATTTAATAAAATTTATAAGTTTTTGGAGGAATAAATGGAAGATATTAAGCAAGAACTTAAAGAAATTAAATATCTAGATTTTAAAATTAATTCAAGCATAGAAGAACTTGAAAGACTAAAATTTTATCAAGACTTATTAAAAGGTATTGATTATAGAATGGATAAGGTTCAAAATTCTAATACAAGTGATATGTCTGATGCAATAATAAAAATTGTGGACTTAGAAGAAAGTATCAAAAAAAATATAACTATTTTAGTCGAAAAGAAAAAAATATTAAAATCTAAGATTGATACATTAGAACCTACTATGTATCAGATATTGTACTTAAGATATTTTAAATATTATCAATGGTCAGTTATAGCTGCAGAATTATTTTATTGTGAAGGTTATATAAAAAAACTTCATGGCATAGCTTTGGAAATTTTAAGAAAAGAAGTTACAAAAAGTTACTAAATGTTACGAAATATTACTTCTTGACCTGATATAATAGTATTGTAAAAGTATAAATTAGAGATGGTTCATAGAAGCCTCCTTTCAAATTGAAATAGGATGATTTAAAAATTATCCTATTTTTTATTTATACCCTCCCCCTTTTTATTTTTTAATGATAAGGAGAAAAAAAATAAATGACTAAGATAGTTAGAACCGATAAGCTACCTGGACATAGAGGAGCTTATGAAAAGAATAGAAAGAAGATATTAGCTACACAGAATGTTTGTGGTATTTGTGGTAAAGAAATTGATATGACTTTAAAGACTCCAAATCCATTAGCTCCTTGTGTAGACCATGTAATTCCAGTTGCTAAAGGTGGACATCCAAGTGATATTAATAACCTACAACTAGCACACTGGCAATGTAATAGACAAAAAAGTGATAAATTATTTTTAAACATAGAGAAAAAAAACAAAATTTTATTAGGTAATCGAAATCTACCGCAAAGTAAAGATTGGACAAAATATAAAGCTGAGTAAAATAGGGGGCTATGACACCCTCCCACTCGAACGAGCGGTATTCACACTGCCGACTGTACAAATTTTCTCATGCGAAAAAGGAGGTTTTATGGGAAATTATAAAGGAATTGATTATTTAAGAAAACAACTAAGTGAATTGGAACAAAGAGTATCTTTGAGATATGATTATTACACAATGAAGAAAGAAGATTCATTATTGGGAATTACTATTCCACCTGAACTAAGAAAAAAATATAAATCTACTCTAGGTTGGTGTAGCAAGGCAGTTGACAATTTAGCAGATAGATTAAGTTTTAAAGAATTTGACAATGACTCTTTTGAAATTAATGAAATATTTAAAATGAATAATCCAGATGTATTTTTTGATAGTGCTATTTTAAGTGCATTAATTGCTTCTTGTTGTTT